AAAGAACCTCAATACACAGATTTTCTATCGAAGTTCTTTAACGGAGACGGGACGGCTATGACCGTCACGCTAGATGCTTCCCCACCTAACGAAGCGGCACTACTTGTATTTATCGACGGCGTAAGACAAGACACATCTGCCTACACCGTATCTGGTTACAGTCTTACTTTTACTGGCGCAGTTCCCAGCGGAACTAACAACGTACAAGTAGTTCACTTAGGCATTGCACAAGATACACAAGTGCCTGTAGATGATTCTGTTAGCACTGTAAAGATTCAAGATGATGCGGTTACTTCGGCTAAGTTGGATACGAACATCGCAATAGATGGCGACCTAACTGTAGACACCGATACTTTATATGTTGATTCTACTAACAATAAAGTTGGTATTAGTAACACTAGCCCAAATTCAAAACTAACCATATCTAGTGGCTCTCGTCATGGTCATTTTAATTATGCAAATACTTCTGAAGATGGGGCAATTCCGTTAATTGGCTCTTTTAATAATGCTGATCCATCTGCGGCTACATACGGTTGGGGTTTTTACGACAGCGATTCAACTGGAAATTTAACTTTATATAGGCGTTCTGGTTCTACAACAGGAACAAAGACTGCGGAATTCAACAGAACAAATGGTGATTTTGGATTCGACTCAGGCTACGGTTCAACCGCTACTGCGTATGGTTGCAGGGCTTGGGTGAACTTTGACGGCACTGGCACTGTGGCTATTCGTGATAGCGGAAATGTGTCGAGTGTTACGGATCTTGGGGCTGGTGACTACAGGGTGAACTTTACTACTGCGATGCCTGATGCAAATTATGCACCTGTAAATAGTATGGGAGCGAGTGGCGCCGCTTACCATGTTAGCCGTTCAGTAACATTTCTAACAACTTCTTATCGGTTCTATACGGGTTATGTAAACAGTTTAGGAGGTGGTTTTACAAAGCAGGATTCTCCTTACAATGCCTTCGGGTTCTTCCGCTAATCAGGAGCAAAAATGAACCAACGAATTATTTATCCTACTGATGACGGCGGTGTAGCAGTCATTGTTCCTTCTGCTGAATATCTTTCAAACCACACCATCGAAGAACTAGCCGCAAAAGATGTTCCTGCGGGAAAGTCTTACCAAATTATTGATGAGGCTGACGTTCCTTCTGATCGTACATTCCGAGAAGCATGGGAGTATGCCGAATGATTGTAATCAACATTGACAAAGCCAAAGGCATTGCCCACGAGATTCGACGTGCAAAACGTGCCGAGGAGTTTGCGCCGTATGATGAAGTAATTATGAAGCAGATCCCCGGCAATGACGCAGTAGAAGCAGAGGCGGCACGACAGGCTATCCGTGATAAGTACGCAACGATTCAAGCCAATATTGATTCTGCCCCCGGCGTGAATGAAGTTAAGTTTGTAATTGACAACATATAGAGATTAAACTATGGCACTAGAAAGCGGAACATATATAAAAGATTTAGTTAGCACCAACCCGCCGGGTACTGATGCTATTTCACAAGGCGATGACCACATCCGCCTTATTAAATCTGTACTAAAGAATTCATTTCCTTCAAACAGTAATGCTCCTATTGTGCCTGATATCTCTGGCAACGGAGACAAATACCTACAGGTAAACTCTGGCGCTACTGCTACCCAGTGGGTTACTCTTGATGTTGATGCGTTAACTCGCCGCAAAGGTGAATTGCATAGATCAAGATTTGAAAAGGTAGGATCAACTACCTTAAGAATTCATTCAGGTGTTTATGATCTTGATGCAAAAGGAAAAAATGTATCTTGGGATTCCTACCTTGACAAGGGGTTAAGTGGTACAAACGGATGGAGATATATTTATCTTGATTACTCTAATATTACTGGAACTACTGTAACTGCTTCTGGGATTTTAGAAAGTGGCACACAACCTACTTATAATGAATCAAAGCATGGCTGGTACAATGGCGATGACCGTTGTATTTTATGCGTTTATGTTTCTGGCGGTTCAATATATAATTTTTATCATGATGGGTCGGATCATATTGAATATCAAGATGATGTAGATCATTCTTTTGTTAAATCTACTAGTTACGTTACTGTAACTGTGCCGCCTCTTGGCTCTGTTGGCAATAGAGGTGCAATTTTTGGTGAGTTTACTTTTAAACTTTATGCGGAAGGAGATGATACCAATAGTGCTACTTTTTATGTTTCTGCGGCAGAGGGGTCTGGTCATTTGTTGGGAACTGTAGAGGGTGGTGACACATCAACAACAGATGAACACGTTTCTGGAAATAAACGTATTGCTTGTTACAAAGCAAATTCAACGACTATGCAAATTTATGTTATTAAAAGCGGTGGATCGGCAAATATTAGTTGCACTACATATACTAACGGCTGGTATTTACCAGTAGGTATGTAAATGCCACTAGTACCATTTGAAAACGTAGGCTCTCTTGGAATTATCCAAGACACGCCTCCGTATAACTTACCACAAGGCGCATGGTCTGACGGCAACAACGTAAGATTCCTTGATAACGGCGTAAAGAAAATCGCTGGTTACAAGGAGGTTATGGCTACCTGTCCGTTTGCCCCGTATTACATTACTCCATACCTTGCGGCTGATGGCACATATTATTGGGTAGCATTTGGTCTTACTGATATTGCAGTATGGGATGGAACGGTATGGACGGATGTAACACGACAAAATACCCTTACTTTAAATGGACACGTTAACAAAAACTCTTCCAGTATTACAGTAGATACTGGCACAGTATTAGATTCTTTGGCTTCTAGCGGAACACTGTTTGTTGGTACTGATACAACAGAAGATGATGATGAAACGTCTGGTAATATATTTGAAGAACTAACCTACTCATCTGTTAATACTTCAACTGGTGTAATTACTTTATCATCTAATAATTTATATCACCATACAGATAACGCTGTTGTTACCCCAAGTCAAACAACAACTACGTCTGATTGGGATTATCAATCTAACGATCAAAGCAGAAAGTGGTCTTCTACTAATTTAAATGGATTGTTAGTCGCTACAAATGGTGTTGATCCACCACAAATGTGGCCTCTTAATGCTGGTATTCCTAATGTTGCAAATCCTTTTATGGAATTGCGTAACTGGACAGCGCCGGGACATTCTTGCAAATCAATAAGATCGTTTAGAACTTTTCTTATTGGCCTTAATTGGAGTAGAACTAACGAAGAACCTCGTTTAGTTAAATGGTCTACTGAAGCGTCGTTTGGTAATCCGCCTTCAACATGGTCAGAAACAGATGCTATTCTTGATGCTGGTGAGTATGAATTGTCAGACACAGAAGGTGAGATTGTGGATGGGTTGCCTCTTGGCGACTCGTTTATGATCTATAAAAACGATTCTATTTATGTAATGAACTATGTGGGAACTCCATACATATTTTCATTTAAATTGTTGTCACCTACTATTGGCGCACTGTCTAAAAATTCTATTGCAGAGTTTGAGGGCGGGCATTTTTTTATTGGCAACTCTGACTGTTATGTTTGTAACGGACAAACAGTAACAGCGCTTCTTCCAAATAAAATGCGACGGGCCATGTTTGATAACTTAGATGGTGATACTTACGAAAGATGCTATGTTGTAGCAGATTACGTTAGAAATGAAATGCTTGCTTGCTTTCCCAGTTCTGACTCAACAACAATTGATAGAGCATTAATATGGAACTGGAAAGACAACACATTTTCATTTAGAGATATGCCGGATGCGGCTCATGCTAATCACGGAATTATTGATATTACCGCTGGTGCAACATGGGATGCTAGTTCTGATTACTGGAACACAGGGTCAGGCGCTTGGGGCGAAAGAAACTACGACAGCGTAAAAGAAAATTTAGTATTTTGTGACATTACAAATACTAAAGTTTATCGAGATAATTTTGGTAACAAAAAAGATACTGCTAATATGACATCGTATGTTGAGCGTACTGGGCTTGATCTTAATGACCCTCAGTCTGTAAAGTTTGTATCTGCAGTGTACCCCCAAATTGAAGTAAGCGGTGACAATACAGTTAACGTGTATGTAGGTAGGCAAATGTCTCCAGAAGGCGGTGTAACGTGGGAAGGGCCAACAGTCTTTAACCCAAACACTCAGTCTAAAGTGTCGTGTAGAGTAAGTGGTAAATACTTTGGTATTAAAGTAGAGTCAACTACAGACATTGATTGGAAGTTACATGGCGTTGCGTTTGAGGTACAACAACGAGGAATAAGGGGATTAAGATCATATGGCTAATGCACCATCAAAAGTAGTAAAGTCTGTAAACCGATGGACTCCTAACCCTGCGCCAGTAAACAACGAAAATCTATCAGACTATTTGTACCACGAACTTAACAGACTGTCTGATGTTCTTTTTAATATTGATGTTATGAGACTGGAGCCTACTCATCGTGATCCATCTGATAACTATGGGAAACCAAGAGCGGGAGATATAAGATATGCAGATGGCACGGACTGGAATCCTAGCGGCAGTGCTGGCATTCATTGGTACAACGGCACTAGTTGGTCTAAACTTTAGTATTGCAGATTATAAATCTACCTTTCTGATTAACGGTGCTGAGTACAGCACGTTGTCATGGCTGGCCCCCGATACGGCTACGGAGAAGTGGACGTTAGCCACTTTAAACAAAATCATTAACAATGGAGATACCTACGCCGATGTCATGGCGAGAAGTACC